CGTACTTGTAGTGCTAACAGCTATCATCGGATTGAGCTTGATCCTACAGTAGAGTGCTGGACATTGTTTATGCCGGGTCCACAGAAACGCGAATGGGGGTTTCTTGTCAACAATACATGGATACACAACAACACATACCTAAGTGAAAGGGCAAAGAATGGATAAGATAGCAGTAGCTAAACGCATGGAAGAACTAATGGCTCCTGTGGAACAACAAATTATGATGTGTGACACTAGAGAAGAGTTACTAATGATGGCATGTGCCATGATGCAACGCACAAATGAAATATTTGTACATGAACTGGGCGAAGCTGGTTCTAAACAAATGTACAAGGACTATGTATGAACAATCAAGAAAGAGAAGTAATGAACATCCTTAGCGAAGAATGTGCTGAGGTAATTCAAGCAGTTAGTAAGTGTCATCGGTTTGGGTTACATAATTACAAGCCAGGTAAACCAAAGACTAATTGTGAACATTTAGAAGAAGAAATTGGCGACTTACTAGCTATGGTAGACATTCTACTTGACATAGGTGTGGTTAATCAAGTATCATTAGATGTAGCAAAAAAAGCTAAAATTGAAAAACTAAAACAATGGTCTACCATTTACGAAAGTCAAGAAAATGTTTAAAACAGTTTACACAGAAGTCGATGTCGACCTTGGAGATTTTGACACTGAAGATCTCTTAGAAGAATTAGAAAGTCGCGGTTCGGGAACACTTGACTACGGCGATGGTAAAGAAATTCTTAATGCTATCTATGAAAAGCGTAGATTAGGACAAGATTATCAAACGGAATTAGATCAGTTGATCTATGCAGGGTTAGGAAAGATTGTATGAGCAAAATTAAAATAGCAGAACTGTTTTACAGTATCCAAGGTGAAGGACGTTACATGGGTGTACCGTCTGTTTTCTTACGTACATTTGGATGTAACTTTACATGTGCAGGGTTTGGTATGCCACGTGGGGAAGTAAGCCACGAAGCTACTGACATTGCGGCTAAGCATACAATGATTACTCCATTTGCAAAGTATGAAGACTTACCTCTTGTAAGTACAGGGTGTGACAGTTATGCTAGTTGGCATCCATCATTTAAAGATCTAAGTCCATTACTGACTACAGATGCAATTGTAGAACGTATTATGGAAATACTTCCACACGGTGAATGGCGCGATGAACATCTTGTAATTACAGGTGGGGAGCCGTTGCTAGGTTGGCAAAAACAATATCCAGATTTATTGTCACACCCTAAGATGGCAGGTTTAAAAGAAATTACATTTGAAACAAACGGCACAATGCGTTTAACTGGTGCGTTCAAAGAATATCTAGTACAATGGCAAATGCCTAACATGGATTTTTCTAGAGAAGTTACATTTAGTGTAAGTGCCAAACTTCCATGCAGTGGCGAGCCGTGGGACGATGCTATTAAACCAGAGCGAGTAGTTGAGTATGAACAATACGGTACAGCTTATTTGAAGTTTGTTATTGCCACAGAACAAGACTTTGCAGATGCAGAGTGTGCTATTTTGGCTTATCGTAAGGCAGGATTTCGAGGGCACGTTTATCTAATGCCAGTAGGCGGTGTGGAAAGTGTTTACGCTTTAAACAATCGCAAAGTAGCAGATTTGGCAATGACACACGGATTACGCTATAGTGATAGACTACAAGTGCCTCTTTTTAAAAATGAATGGGGAACTTGATGAATAAGTTTATTAAAAAAATATTTGGCATTGATAAAATTGAAGCTGAAGTAGCAGAAGCAACTAAACAAAAAATAGAAGCAGAAGCAGAAGCAGAAAAAGCCAAAGAAGAAGCAAGGAAAGCCAAACTAACACCCAAAGATCTCGCTACAGAAAAAGGTGATCCCTGGGTAGGAGTACTAGATACCAAAGTAAATCTAGAAAATCCAAGGAACGGATTTTTTGAGCTTGACTGGAATGAACATTTTGTAGTACAATTAAGACTAGCAGGATACAAAGGCGACACAGAAGAAGAAGTGGTCGACTTTTGGTTTCAAGATCTTTGCAGGAATGTAGGACAAGAAACAGGTGTTGATATGGACAGACGAGGTGCTGGATATATCAATGTTAATAATTTAGGTGACGGAAAAACAGAGGTCAGTTAATGACATATATTTTAGTTGATACAGCAAATACTTTCTTTCGTGCGAGACACGTAGTTCGCGGAGATACTAGTGAGAAAGTAGGCATGGCTATGCATATTATTCTTAATTCGGTTAAGAAAGCATGGCAAGACTTTGATGGAAGTCATGTTGTATTCTGCCTCGAAGGACGGTCGTGGCGTAAAGATCATTATGCACCGTATAAAAGAAATCGCACTGATGCTAGAGCCGCGCACAGTCCCCGTGAAGCTGAGGAAGAAAAGCTATTTTGGGAAACGTTTGATCAGTTTAAAGATTTTGTTACCAGTAAGACAAACTGCACTGTATTGCAAAATTCCCAGCTAGAGGCAGATGATCTTATTGCAGGATTTATCCAAGCACACCCCGATTCAAATCATGTTATCATTTCAACAGATGGCGACTTTGCACAACTCATTGCACCAAACGTAAAACAATATAATGGTATAATGGAAATTACAACGACACATGAAGGATATTTTGATGCTAAAGGTAAACCTATCGTTGATAAGAAAACTAAACAAATTAAGCCGGCGCCGGATCCGTCCTGGTTGTTATTTGAGAAGTGTATGCGTGGAGACACCTCCGACAACATCTTTAGTGCTTATCCGGGAGTACGTGAAAAAGGCACAAAGAATAAAGTTGGTCTCCGTGACGCTTTTGCCGATAGAGAATCCAAAGGATATTCTTGGAACAACATGATGTTGCAACGTTGGACCGACCACGAAGGCGCCGAACATCGAGTGTTAGATGACTATACTCGTAATGTACAACTCTGCGATCTTACAGCACAACCAGAAGAGATTAAAACAATAATTAAAGAAACTATCAATAGTGAAGTTTCTAAAGGTAAAAATATTCCACAAGTAGGAGTTCGATTATTGAAATTCTGTGCAGAATATGACTTACAAAGAATTAGCGATAATGTACAAAGTTACGCTGACCCATTAAATGCGAGGTATACAAAATGAGTGCTGTTGCTAAAGTACTTGTTCCAAATAAAGTATGGATCGTTGAAGACGGCGGACAAAAGTTAGGAACTTTAAACAAAGAAAAGAAAGGTTTTAGTTTTTATCGTAAGGGTCAAAAACTTGATTTTACAAATAAGACTGAAATCAAAAATCAGTTTGGAGATACTTTCTCTGAAGAAATTGAAAAAATTGTAAAAATTACAAAAAAAGTAACCCCCGAATCTCTTAATGTTTACGAATATCCTTGCGGTAGTAAGCCACATAATCCAGTGTATAACATTAAGAAAAAATTACCAATTTACGCCAAGAGTAACAAAAGTAAGAGCCTATATTGTGCAGGCCATTATGTTATTCAGTTTCGTAAAGGATGGGTTAAATCATTCTGTCCAAAACTTATTACATTAGAACGTTATCCGTTTAAAGGTCCGTTTAAAACTGAAGAAGAAATGAAGACTGTACTAAGTCAGCTGAGTAAAGAAAAATGAGTAATTTAAACACTTTACCTATTGAAATGTTCCTAGATAAGGCTAGAATTGCTATGAAAAGCAATCAAAGAAGCATTAATTTAGATATAAAAGAAGTTCAGGCTATCTATGATAGTTTAGCAGTAGTAATGACTAGAATTGCCGGGTCTCCTGTTATTGTACAACAAGATAACAACATTCAAGTTAAAATGGACGGTGGAAAGTTTTAAGATTTATAATAAATATATGCGTACTGAATCCGGAGCGCATATATCAATGTCAAGACCAAAGCCATCTATACTGTTAGAAATTACTAATAAAAAAACTTATAAAACTGAACAGGTTTTAGAAGCCGATGCCATTTGGGCTGTCTTTTATAAAGAAAAACCAGTTAATTTAAAGACCACAAGCATGGTGGCACAACACTTAGGTCCAAAATATAAAAAGGTAAGTTTTTCAAACAGAGGCCATGCCTTTAATTTGGCCGAGAAACTTAATAAGATGTTTAACTGTAATGATTTTTCTGTATTTAGATTAACCACCGGAGATAAAGTTGGCGAAATCGGATCAAAAGCTTCAGCTGACTGAACAACTGCTAACGCAGTTAGGTATTGCTACAACTCCTAAAAATATAAAAGAATGGCACCTACTATGGTGGCAAAATCCTAGGAACAACGGCGCCCATAGTCTTCGATTAACCGAACGAGGGCTTGAAGACTTTGAAGCCAAAGTCGGCCTTAAATCTTATAAAATAGATTTTCCAGAACCAATTGAAGTGGTTACTAATCAACTTATTTTACATTTGGACAGATTTATAGACAGTCCGTATTATGTAACTAGAAAGTATATAAAAGTTTTTACTGAAAAAATGGCTGTACAATTAGTATTGTTTAGCGGTGATGTCCAAAAATACGGACTTGCTAAGGCATTATCAGCAAAAAATCATCAATTACTCATTGACAGCCAAGCTGAATGACTAT